AATGTTATGAGTATTACTAAATTATGGAAATAAAAAAACCTTTAAAACCTTCCAAAAGAGAAGGAGTGCATTACGTTAACAACCGTGAGTTCTCTCAGAACGTAGTTGATTATGTCAACTCGGTTAAAAAAGCCAAAGAAAGTGGCACGGAGATACCACGTATCACAGAATACATAGGTCGTTGCTTTCTTCGCATTGCAGAGGGTCTGTCTCATAAACCTAATTTTATTCACTACACCTACCGCGAGGAGATGGTGATGGACGGAGTAGAGAACTGCATTAAGGCCATCATGAATTACAACATTGAGGCTGCTACACGCACTGGTTCTCCTAATGCCTTTGCCTACTTTACTCAGATCAATTACTACGCTTTTATCCGTAGAATCATGAAGGAGAAGAAGCAGCAAGACATTAAGTTCCGTTACATCGAGCATGCAGGCATTACCGACTTCATGTCTGAGAGCTTGGACGGTTCCGAATTCACTTATGGTGTGGAGACGGGTTTTATCGATGTCCTCAAGAATAGAATTGATAAGGTAAAAACAGTGGATAAAGCGGTAAAGGAATTTAAAAGGAAGGTAAAAACAGAACTTGAATTTTTTATGTCAGAGGTATAAAATTAAAACAATCATTAAAATATGAATCTTAAAAACGTTTTCGCAAAATCTGAGGTCGATCCTCAAAATTATTATTGGTTTAACAAAGGGTTTTCTTCGGAAGAACTTGAAAAAATATCTCGTGAGGTAGAATTATTACCGTTTAAGGAAGCAACTACTTTTGGTTCAAAGGAACAAGAAAAACAAATTAGAAGCTCAAGCATTAAATGGATACCTCAAAATGATAATTGGTCGTGGCTATACGATAAACTTATGGAACAGGTTGTGGAAGCAAATAAAACTGTATGGAATTTTGATTTAATATCTGCAAATGAACTAATTCAATATACGGAATACTATGATGTTGCCGGAGGTCATTACACTTGGCATCAAGATATAGGACCAGGAATTGGTTCTTTGAGAAAAGTATCTATTACCGTGCAGCTTTCCGATACAGACGATTACGAAGGAGGAAATTTAGAAATTTGGAGTGGAGGCACAAATGTTAAAGTTGCTCCGAGAGGTCGAGGTAATGTAGTTATTTTCCCTTCGTATATGATGCACAGAGTCACACCGGTTACTAAAGGTACTCGAAAGTCTTTTGTTCTTTGGGTTGGTGGAGAACATTATAGATAATGAAAATAGCTATTCTGAATGATAGTCATACCGGTGCCAGAAATGCCTCCGGTATCTTTCTCGACTACTTTGCTAAATTCTACAATGAAGTGTTCTTTCCTTATTGCGACAAGAATGACATTAAACAAATTATTCATCTTGGTGATTTCTATGATCATCGAAAGTACATTAACTTTACTGCGCTAAACCATAACCGTAAGACCTTTCTGGAGCCCATGGTCGAACGTGGAATGATGATGGACATTATTCCTGGTAACCATGACGTTGTGTACAAGAATACAAATGACCTTTGCTCTCTAAAAGAGCTCCTTGGTTACTTTGTGAATAACATCAATATCATTATGACTCCAAGGGTAATGCAGTATGGCTCTTGCAGAATTGCAATGCTTCCATGGATCAATCCAGAGAACCATGTAGAGTCAATGAATTTCATCCAAACCTGTGATGCCCCCATCCTGGGGGCACACTTGGAACTTGCAGGCTTTGATATGCAACCTGGTATCGCGGCAACTCACGGTGAATCTCCAGATGCGTTTAAACGCTTTGAAGCCGTACTGTCGGGACACTATCATACTAAATCCACCAAGGGTAATATCCACTATCTCGGCACTCAGTTTGAAATGACGTGGGCAGATGTGGATGACCCAAAGTATTTTCATGTGTTCGATACCGAGACTCGGGAACTCACTTCGGTAAAAAACCCTCTCACTATCTTCTCGAAGTTTATTTATGATGAGAAATATGATATTGATGGTATTGATGTGAGTACCTTCGATCATCACTTCGTCAAGATCGTGGTTAAATCAAAGAAAGACCTTTTCAAGTTCGACCGATTTCTCGATCGGCTCCAGAAACGTCCGATTCATGAAATTAAAATTGCAGAGAACTTTGATGAATTTTTGGCTTCCAATGTTGAGCAGGATGCGTTAGAATCTATATCGGATACCGGAGAGTTGTTAAATAGTTATGTGGACGCAGCAGAAACATCCCTCGATAAGGATGCGCTAAAGTCCAAGCTAAGAGAACTCTACGCCGAAGCTCAAAATTTAGAAATAGTATGATTGTTTTCAAGTCTCTTAAATACAAAAACTTCCTTTCGACGGGTGATTACTTTATCAGCATCGACCTATTAAAAAGCCCCACCACGCTTATTGTGGGGCATAATGGTTCGGGTAAATCCACCATTCTTGACGCACTCTCATTTGCACTCTTTGGTAAGCCTCACCGCGACATCAATAAGCCGCAGCTGGTCAACTCTATTAACAATAGAGATTGTATTGTTGAGGTAGAGTTTAATGTAGGACCCACAGCCTTCCGTATTGTTCGTGGTCTGAAACCTGGCATCTTTGAAATCTACCAGAACACCGTCCTTATTAATCAGGAATCACATAGTCGGGACTACCAGAAAATCCTTGAGCAAAACATTCTGAAGCTGAACCATAAATCGTTCCACCAGATTGTGGTACTTGGTTCGTCTTCTTTTGTTCCGTTCATGCAGCTACCCAACAATGCGCGCAGAGAGGTTATTGAGGACCTATTGGACATTAACATCTTCACTAAGATGAACATTGTGCTCAAGGAGCGTAGCGCCAAGCTAAGAGAACTCCTCACTAATACCAACTATGAGATTGATCTTATTCGTGAAAAAATCAAGATGCAGGAGAAGTACATTGGTGACCTTAAGAACCTAGATGCTGAGAATGTCGCAAAGAATGTAGTACAGATTCAAGAGCTTCAGAAGGAGATTGATGAACTTATATCGGAAAACGATGGCATCAATAAGACCATAGGTGCCGACCTTGATACCGTCAAGAAAGAATCGCTGAGGCTCACAAACATCAAGAATAAGTTGGCAACGTATCAGACCCAGATTGAAGCTAAGATTAAAGCATTGGTCCGTGACGCCAAGTTCTATGAGGAGAACAATAATTGCCCAACGTGTTCTCAGGTGCTTAATGCTGCATTTAAGGAAGAAAAGCTGGGTAAGGTAAAGCTAAAGAACGATGAACTGTCTCAAGCAAGGAATGATCTTATTGATGAACTGAATACTGTTGCCGATGAGATTAATGCTGCTACCGAAAAGCTGAATGGTTATTCAAAGCTGAATAACATAATCCTTTCGAACAATATGACGGTATCTTCAATTCAGAAGCAAATCAAACTACTGGAAGCTGAATCTGCTAAGAGTAAGAATACCGACATTGCTTCTGCTGAAACCGCACTATCCGATTTAAATTCTAATTCGGGTGAACTGAATGACCGCCGTGCCGGTTTTTATGAGGAGGGTACCTACAATCAAGCCATCTCTGAAATGCTGAAGGACACTGGCATTAAGACCAAGGTCATTCGTCAGTACCTTCCGGTAATGAATAAGCTCATTAATGGTTACCTTCAGGTGTTGGACTTCTTTGTCTCGTTCAATCTTGACGAAGCCTTTAATGAGACCATTCGTTCACGCCACCGCGACGACTTCTCATATGCTTCCTTTTCGGAAGGTGAGAAACAGCGGATCGACCTTGCTCTTCTCTTCACGTGGCGCCAGATCGCTCGTATGAAGAATTCTATTTCCACAAATCTATTGATTCTGGATGAGACCTTTGATTCCAGTATGGACTCCGATGGTGTGGAGAATCTAATCAAGATTCTAAAGACTCTGGAGGACAATACAAATGTCTTCATTATCAGTCATAAAACCGACGCTTTGGACGGTAAATTCAGCGCAAAACTAGAGTTCTACAAGGAAAAGAACTTTAGCCACTGTAAGTAAAATAAGCATAAGTTATTGATGGTATTACACTTAGTTTTAGTGTACACCATTCCGTCATTATTTGTTTTACTTCTATGTGTTTTCAACATATAGTAGTACCATAATGAATAACGGATCAGAACAACAATCAATGCTGGCTCGCCTGCTTTCCAAGGAGAACATTTCTGTTCAACACGGCAAGTTCCAGACCGCCTTCTTTGATGTGAAAAATCGCGTGCTTGGTCTGCCAGTCTGGAAAGACAAAGGCAAAGATGTGTACGACCTCTTGGTCGGTCACGAGGTCGGTCATGCTCTTTACACTCCCCGCGATGCTTTGGACGGCAAACTTCCCTGCCGTAAGGATTACCTCAATATCGTTGAGGATGTGCGGATCGAGAAAATGATTCGTGCCACGTATCCCGGTCTCGTCGGTTGCTTCCGTCGTGGATATGATGTGCTCAATACCGAGGATTTCTTCGGCATCAAAGGCAAAGACGTTCAGGCTCTTGCCATCGGCGACCGTGTCAATCTCAAAGCCAAATTGGCTTCTGCCATCAATATTGCTTTTTCTTCCGATGAGCAAGCCGTGGTCGATCAGGTGATGGCTGTACAGACCTGGGACGACGTTGTGGCAGCTGCCATTGCGCTTCAAAATTTGGCTCAGGCTCAAGCCGAGGAGAATCCTAAAGCTACCGAGCCTCGTGCAAATAAAACCGAACAGCCCGGCGCTAAACAACAGGAAGCCGACCCTTCGGCTCAAGGCGAGCCCATGGAAGGTGGACCTGGTGAAAATCAAGCCGACGGCGCCTCCGATGAATCCAAAGACGGTGATGCCGACCTCAAGGATGCTATCGAAAAAGCCATCGACGACCTTATGGGCAAACCAAGCAAGCCCTTAAACAATCAGTCTGCTCCTACCCAGGACGCCAACGACGAACAAAAAGCCGATGCTGCTCCTAAGTCGGAATTTGACCCGAATCACTATGGTACGGTGCCGGAAATTACTACGAACTCCCACTTTGAAAAACAAGCCAAGACGCTTGTCGACAACAGCAATGAGGTTCGTTCAACGAATTACATTCAAATTCCATCCAAAAAAGATTTGGCTAATACGATCATCTCGAACGAGACTCTCACCGCGGACCGCGAGGCTGCTTGGGAAAAATATGTTAGCCATTACGGTACTACTCGCCCAACGAACTCCAAGGAATACGCCGAATTTATTGCGAGCACCAAGAAGTTTGTGGGCGTGCTCAGCAAGGAATTCGAGATGCGCAAAGCCGCCTATCAGTATAACCGTGCCACCGTATCACAAACCGGTATCCTAAATGTCAACAGACTCCACGGTTACAAAATTACCGACGATGTCTTTTTAAGTGTAACTCAGTTGGCCGATGCAAAAAGCCATGGCATGATGATGTTTATCGACTACTCATATTCGATGAACATGGTAATTAAATACGTTCTAAAACACGTGATCAATCTCAGCATGTTCTGCAAAGCCACTGGTATCCCCTTCCAGGTCTATGGCTTTACCGGCGATAACGACTCGCGCCCTTATGTGAGTCCAGGTGACCAGAATCTTGGTCGCAAGGACGGTGAAATGATTGTTGACAATGTTGTCATTCTCGATCTTATTAACTCTTCAATGTCCAAGAGTCAATATCAAGCCGCTCTTAAAGCCTTATTCGATCAGACCGAAAACAATTACGTTCAATCTAAATATGAACGCCTTGGCAATACTCCTCTGAACGAGACTATTATTGCTGCGCACGACCTCGTCACCAAATTCAAACAAAAACATAAAGTCCAGAAAATGACTACTGTGTTCCTCACTGACGGCGAAGGTCAACATCTGCGTACCTTTTCATATAAATCGTACGATGAGAGTCGTTTTCAATCTGGTTATGAAACCAATGTTGATTTAACGCTCAATGGCCGCCGTGTAAAAACCCCTCGCGGTTCTCTTACAGATGAACTCATTAAAAATCTGCGCATTACCACTGGTACCAAAGCTATTGGTTTCTTCATTCCTTCCAGCACTCCGAATGCTCAACGGGATGTGATTAATGCTCTCCAAAGCCGTCCAAAAAAGACCGATTTCAGCACCGCATCCACTCTCTGGCAGACCAAACTGTCCAAGGACTACAAGAAAAACAAATCGGTTGCCGTTGAGGATGGTTTCGGCTATGATCAATACTTTGTTGTTGCTTCTGGCGCCGACCTTGATACCGAGGAGGAAGATTTCAACATCACTCCCGACATGACCCGAGCCAAGATGGCCAAGGCTTTCTCCGAATTCTCCAAGTCAAAACAAGTAAACCGTGTGTTTGTTTCCAAGTTTGCCGAAACAATTTCCTAACGGTTATTGACTATCAACAACTTATACCATATCTATTTGATTTACTTTCATACGGTTTAATGTATGATAGTACTATAAC